AAGATTTAGATGCACCTACACTTAGTATTCCTGAATTAGCTGAAAAATATAATGTAGATCAAAAAGAAGTATTGACGCAGGTTAAAAAAGGTGTTAGAGTAGAAGCAGAACATACAACTGACTTTGACATTGCACTGGAGATTGCACTGGATCATTTAAACGAAGATTTATATTACTACGATAAACTAAAATTTGTCGAAGCAGACGACAGTTTAGGTGAAATTGCTTCTAGCTCACAAATCTATGTAGACATGGACGGCGTACTTGCTGACTTTTTTGGAGAGTGGGCAAGACTGATGGATGTAGAACATTTTACAGACATTAATAAAAAACACAATATCGACGATGCACTACAGAAAATACGCGATACAGATGACTTTTGGTTAAGATTACCTATGCTACCAGAAGCAAAAAACCTATTAAATTTAATTAAACAAGTTAAAGGTAGTTACAATATATGTAGCTCACCTCTAGCAGACGATCCAAATTCTGAAAAACACAAACGCACATGGGTAGAACAAAATTTAAATTTTTTTCCTCCAGATAATGTTTATATTACACATGACAAAGCTCAGTATGCAACCAACCAAGACGGAACACCAAACATCCTAATTGATGACTATGGCGTTAATATACGCAAATGGGAAGCTGCCGGCGGCATAGGATTCAAATACAAAGACCACAAGTTTGAACGCACAGCAAAAGTAATCAAACAGCATATGCAAGAGCCTGTACAAGAAAACTTTGCTGACGGTAAAGTAAAAGGCAAAAGCAGACCAGGCAGAGTAAAGAAGTCTGGTGCTAGTTGTAACGGAAGTGTAACTGCACTACGCAAACGTGCCAAGAACGCAAGCGGTGAAAAAGCAAAGATGTACCATTGGTGTGCAAATATGAAATCAGGAAAGAAAAAAGGGTAAATAGTATTATGAGATTGAGAGAACTTACAACTAATATTAGACAACCAATTAACGAAATCGACATTATAGGCGGTTTAAAATGGCTTGGAAGAGCGGCACTAAGTGGACCAGCAACAGCGGCGCAGATTGCCCTAACACCTAGTTCTACATCTGCATGGGATACTACTGATGCTCCGGCTATGTTGTATAACAAACTACGTGCAGACGGCCGAGATGATGCAACTGCTAATGCGGCGGCGCTTGAACTAAGAGATAGGATTAGACGAGGCGACCATACTGCTATTCAAACATATAGAGATGCTACAGGCGACACTGGTCAGCTACCTTGGGATTTACAAGATTTACAAACATCAATTGATCAAAGGATTGCTTCAGGAGGCGGTAGAGGAAACGGTGCCGCTGAACTTGCTCAAAGACGAGCTGACGCGGCAAATGGTGTTCCAGGAGCAGGGCCTGCTCCAACAGACAGTCCAAACGCACAAACTAAGGCTCCAGAGCAACCAACTTCTCCAGGTAAACTTGATGATCCCTCAACTAAGATTCCACAAACACCTAACCCAGTAACGAAGATAGAGCCTAAACCTGCTCCTAAAGCGCCAACACCGCCGCAAGCAGATGCAGTTCCAGCTTCGGTTTCAAATTTACCTAATGTTGTTAAAGATGCAGGTGCCGCACAAGCACTAGCACAATCTAATCCCCAGACAGCATCGCAATGGGCTGACGGTATTAGTAAAGCAACAGGTGGTACACTAGGTGCATCAACTGTACAATCGTTATCACAAGGTGCTATGAAATATGGGCTTCCTGCGGCGGCAATAGTAGCACTATTATACGGTGGTAAAAAGTTACTTGATTATGTAGGATCTAAAAAGAAAAAAGAATCAATCGGTGAAGAAGCAACAGCAGGAGTAACTAGTGCAGGCAATAATGCAAGTCTTGCAAATCCGAAACACGCAACAGGTCAAGTTGGAAGAGATAAAAACGGCTTACCTAAGAAAAAATCACGTAAACAACCAGGAACTAATTTAGTAGCAAATGCACTAGACAATGATGACAGCTTCTTTGGTTCTAAAACAATTAAAAGATAAATACTGTATAGGAAAACACAATGAGAGAAAAACATTTAAAAGAAACTGGATTAGCCGATATGGCATTTAAGGTTGAACAAGATCACGAAGTTCAAATGGCTCGTGCTGAACTATACAAACTAGCAAAGTATGCAATTAAGTTGCACGAAATGCTTAAAGGTGTGTCAGAGCAACAAGGGTTAGAAGGTTGGGTACAAGCAAAGATTACTAAAGCCGCTGATTATGTGTCAAGTGTTTATCATCATATGGATTACGAAACTAAATTTGAGGAAGTAACAGAATCTAATAAAAAACTAGATGAAGACTTAGGCAAAGCAGTTAATCATCTAATGGCAGCAACTGCTGAAATTAGTAAGAGTGTAGTAGGTGGAGCAATTCACGGCACTGCATACGGAGTTGGTGCGGCATCGCAAGCACCTAAATCACTTAAGAAAAGTTTCCAAAAAGGAAAAGCCGCAGGTGGTAAAGCACTAGGTGATTCATACGAAGCTACACTAGAATCAATGCTTGCATCTAAATTATCCGAAGCTAAAAAAAAAGTTGAAATGTGTCCAGAAGCATGTTGCGGCAAGCCTGTAACTGAATGTTCATGTGGTCCAGATTGCAAACATTGCAATTGTTATGAAAAGAACAAAGCAATGAAAGAATCTAAAGAGCTATGCAATGAATGCGGTAAGCCAAGTTGGCGAACACTTTCAGAAGAGAAGCAAAAAGGCGTTGACGGCAAAGTATGCTGGAAAGGCTATAAGCGTATGGGTACTAAGAAAAAAGGCGGCAAGACTGTAGACAACTGCGTTAAGATGTAGAATGGAAGACAGTGCCGAGGATTTTGTTTGGCAAAATATTAATCCAGAACATATCTGGGTTATGGATAAACTTATACTAGCAAGAAAATTAAAATATAATAGTGGCCCGGTCGGACTTGATGTTCCGCATCCGGGCTTTTATATTGTTCGTCCCTGTGTTAACATGCTAGGCTTAGGACTAGGTGCTCAAAAACTTTGGTTAGAAAAAGATACATGCACACTACCAGTAGGTCACTTTTGGTGTGAATTCTTTGAAGGTGATCATTACAGCATAGACTATTTTCAAGGTAAGCAAATGCTGTGTGTAAAAGGTAACAAACCTGAAGATACATTTACCAAATGGACAGACTGGCGCAGAGACGATAAGAGATTTGAATTTCCAACGATACTAAACGAGCTAGTCGAGCACCATCCTTGGATGAACTGTGAGTTCATAGGTGGAAAACTAATTGAAGTACATCTAAGACGCAACGAAGACTTCGACGGGAACATTAATCATTTTATCCCAGTTTGGGAACATCAAGATACAACGCCGCCAAAAGGTTACACTTATCGTGAATATCCAGACGTACACGGCAGAATTGGTGCTTTTGTTAAATAAAAACACTTGACAACACCTAAATAATCCTGTATACTAGCATATAAAATACAAACTCACAAGGAGAAAACTATGAGCGATCGTACCTATGGTCCAGAAGAAAAAGCAAAACTAGAACGGCTTGTTAATGAAGGTGCAACAGTTCTAAGAGAAATTGAAGATCTTTCAATGGGTCTTAAAGAAACTGTTAAGGCCGTTGCAGAAGAACTAGATATTAAGCCAGCATTGATTAACAAAGCTATCAAAGTAGCACACAAGGGCGACTGGGATAAAGTTGCTGACGAATTTGACGATCTTGAAACATTAGTTGTTACTGTTGGCAAGGACAAATAATGCAAAAAGTCAAAGAATTCTGGGTTAATAGTTACGAATCTGATAGAATTGCATTTGCATTTGAGTTAATTAGCTTTATTTTTACTGTGGGAGCGAGTATGACACTTGCTCTAACAGCAAATAATCCTAATATGCTCATGGTTTATCCAGGATTCTTTGTCGGAAGCATTACACAATGTTATGCCGCTGTACGTAGAGGTGCGGCATGGGTAATGTTGTTAACAGGTTACTTTGCAGTAATCAATGTTTTTGGATATGGAGTAGCATCAGGATGGTGGTAAAACCCTATCAGTGGCTAGCGTGGTTTAGTACAGCATGTCTGTTAGTGGCCGCAACACTAGCCGCTTTTAATGTTTATCCCTTTTATATATGGGCATTCATTGTAAGTAATAGTCTTTGGGTACTAATAGGTATCCTTTGGAAAGAGAACAGTTTAATAGTCCTTAACGCAGGACTAACCGTAATTTATGTTGCGGGTTTGTTGTTCTGATAAGTAATAGTAACGCCAATAGCAATAGCTAGGCATGTAGAAGGTTAAGTTGGCCATAAGCAACGTAGGAATATATGACAAACTCTTGTAGTACACTATACATCTCTCATCCAATCGCTATACGACATGGTGCTTTAGGATATTCTAACAGAAAACAAATTGTAGATTATTTCCTTGATTATAAAGAACAAGGAAAAGGTATACCTGCGACCGAAACTACAGGTTGGAAGACTGATTGGCATATACATTACGAACATCGAATTTTAGATTCGTTACTTGACAGCATTCACCTTTGGTATACTCGTAATATATGTGTGCCTCGTGGTCCTAAATTTATAGTCGATCAAGGATTTAATGATACTAAAAGTCTAGGTATTGACGCAGAAGTTTGGTTCCAAGAATATATGCCAGGACAAGTAAGTCATCAACACGAACACGGCACATTAAGTCGTTACAGTTGGGTGTATTATTTAGATGTAGGCGAAAACAATAGTCCATTGACGTTTGTACAGCTACAAGAATCTAAAAACGAAATATCTACGGTTGACGAAATACATCTTCCCGTGTATAATGATATGATAGTAATGTTTCCTAGCTTCATTCATCATAAAGTTTATCCTAGTAATACTAAAAGATATATTATAGCAGGAAATATTAACGACATTAAGTTAGAGGAAAATAAATGAGTTATGTAGACGCACTATTTGACCGCGATCAAGATATTATTCGTGTAGTTGAACGCAAAGATGGCAAAAGAGAGTACCGTGAGTATCAAGCAAAGTACACGTTTTACTATGAGGATCCACGTGGCAAATACAAAAGTATCTACGGCAATCCGTTAACACGAGTTGTATGCAAAAATACAAAAGACTTCCGCAAAGAAGTTGCTATTAATAATAGCAAAAAATTATTTGAAAGTGATATTAATCCAATCTTTCAATGTTTGAGTGAAAACTATCTTAATCAAGATGCACCTAAACTAAACATTGCATTTTTCGATATTGAGACAGACTTTGATCCAGAGCGAGGCTTTGCTGATCCTAGTGATCCGTTTATGCCAATTACATCTATCTCTGTTTATTTGCAGTGGATGGAAACAATGGTGTGTCTTGCTGTTCCTCCTAAGACACTTACTATGGACGAAGCAAAGAAAACACTTGAAGGTATTGACAATGTAATGCTGTTTGAAAAAGAAAGTGAAATGATCGACACTTTCTTGACACTGATTGAAGATGCTGATATCTTATCAGGTTGGAACAGTGAAGGTTATGATATTCCATACACAGTGAATAGAACTAGTCGTGTACTAAGCAAAGATGACACAAGACGTTTTTGTTTGTGGGGACAGTTACCTAAGAAACGTGAATATGAAAAGTATGGGAAATCAGCTGTTACCTTTGACCTAATAGGCAGAGTGCATTTAGATAGTTTGGAATTATATCGTAAATACACATATGAAGAAAGACATACATATAGACTTGATGCCATTGGCGAAATCGAAGTTGGTGAAAATAAAGTACCTTATGAAGGTACTTTGGACCAGTTGTACAACAATGACTTTAGAAAGTTCATCGAATACAACATACAAGATACCGCACTACTGGACAAGCTGGACAAAAAACTAAGATTTATCGATCTTAGTAATTCAATTGCACACGAAAATACAGTAATGCTACAAACCACTATGGGTGCTGTTGCTGTTACAGAACAAGGTATTATTAACGAAGCACACAATCGCGGCTTACAAGTACCTAACCGTCCTAAAAGAGATGACACAGAAAATACACAAGCCGCAGGTGCGTATGTTGCGTTTCCTAAAAAAGGCTTGCACAAATGGATTGGTTCAATGGACTTGAACTCACTATATCCTAGTGTAATTCGTGCATTGAATATGGATCCTGCAACTATCGTAGGACAAATCCGTCCTGATATTAGTGATGCTCGTGTACAAGAAGACATGGGCTTAAAGAAAAAATCCTTTGCAGGTAGTTGGGAAGGACGCTTTAGTACAGAAGAATATGAAGCAGTTATGGATCAGCGTAAAGACGTTGCTCTTACTATTGATTTTGAAAATGGTCAAACTGAAGTATTAAGCGGTGCAGAAATACACAAATTAATTTTTGATAGTAATATGCCGTGGATGCTTAGTAGCAATGGCACAATTTTTACTACAGAACACGAAGGTGTTATTCCTGGATTGCTTAAACGTTGGTATGCTGAACGTAAAGATCTACAAAAAATGTTAAAGAAGGCTAAGGATGCGGGTAATAAAGCAGAAATTGAATACTGGGACAAAAGACAGCTTGTCAAAAAGATTAACCTTAATAGCTTGTATGGTGCTATTCTTAATCCTGGGTGTCGCTTTTTTGATAAACGTATTGGCCAGAGTACTACACTAACTGGACGTACTATTGTTAAGCACATGAGTGCAGAAGTAAACAAAGTTATTACAGGCACATATGACCACGTAGGCGAAGCAGTTATTTACGGTGACACTGACTCTGTGTACTTTAGTGCGTGGCCTACGCTAAAAGCAGATATCGAAGCAGGTAATATTCCTTGGACTAAAGAAAATGTCATTACACTGTATGATCAAGTATCAGAAGCGGCTAATGCAACCTTTGCAGATATGATGGCTAAGGCATTTCATTGTCCAAAGAGTCGCTCAGATGTTATTGCCGCTGGTCGAGAAATTGTTGCAGAAAGCGGACTGTTTATTACTAAGAAGCGTTATGCGGCACTGGTGTATGACACAGAAGGCTTCCGTTCAGATGTAGAAGGTAAGCCAGGCAAAGTAAAAGCAATGGGCTTGGATCTAAGACGTTCAGATACTCCTGTGTTTATGCAAGAGTTTCTAAGCGAACTATTGCTTATGGTTCTAACTGATGCGACAGAAAAAGATGTACTGACACGTATTACTGAATTCCGTACAGAGTTTAGTGAGCGTCCTGGTTGGGAAAAAGGTTCGCCCAAACGTGCAAACAAGATTGGACACTATCAGCGTCTTGAAGAAAAGCAAGGCAAAGCTAATATGCCCGGACACGTTAGAGCAAGTATCAACTGGAATACACTCAAGCGTATGAACGGCGACAAGTATTCACAAGAGATTGTAGACGGTATGAAAGTTATTGTTTGCAAACTAAAACAGAACCCACTAGGATATACTAGTGTTGCATATCCTACAGATGAATTGCGTATTCCAGAATGGTTCAAAGAACTGCCGTTTGATGATGCGGCTATGGCAGAGACTATCATCGATAATAAACTGGACAATCTAATTGGTGTGTTGAATTATTCATTAGAAGATACAAAACAACATACTACATTTAATAGCTTGTTCGACTTTGGAGACTAAATGAAAATTAAATTAGAAATAGAGTTAGATACAGACAAACAAACAGACTTAGACTTGGTTGACGATCTTATGGATGAGTTAGCTAACTTTCGAGAAATTTTAGAAACTAAGCAACAAAACCTAAATAAAAAACAAAGGAAGTAAGATGAAACTAACTTTAATCGGATACGGATTTGTAGGTAAGGCTGTATATGAACTACTCAAAGATCATTACGATATCAAAATTGTAGATCCTAATTATAATAAAAACAAAATCCAAGACGATAGCGACGGATATATTGTTTGTGTACCAACACCGTCAACTGTAACAGGTGCATGCGACATGTCTATTGTTGAATCAGTAATTAAAGAGTGTCCCAATAGCAAGCCTATCTTAATTAAAAGTACTATTAGCTTAGAAGGTTGGAAACAACTTGAAGAATATAATAAAGAAATTACATTTAGTCCTGAATTTTTAACAGCGGCTAATGCTAACGAAGATTTTAAAAATCAAGATAAGATGCTATTTGGTGGTGGAGACGTTGATTTCTGGCAGAAGGTATTTGTACTATGCAAAGAATTTGATCCCTTCTATGGAACAGTTGAAGAACTAATTATGACCAAATATTTGAGGAACAGTTTCTTAGCATTAAAGGTTGGTTTCTTTAATGAAGTGTATGATTTATGTCAATCTACAAAGATTGATTATAATAAAGTAAAACAGTTAGTAGGCATGGACGATAGAATTACGCATAGTCATATGCAAGTTCCTGGTCCGGATGGTGAAAGAGGTTTCGGCGGCGCTTGTTTTCCTAAAGACACAAAGGCCTTACTGCATAGTGCAAACCAATTTGGAGTTTCACTACCAATCTTAGAAAGTGCTGTAAAAAGTAATCAACAAATTAGGAGTAAAAATGACTAACATATTAATAACTGGACACAAAGGATTTATTGGAACAGTACTTACTAGCCGATTAAATAAAAAATTCGATGTACTAGGATTAGATACTAAAGAAGGCGACGATATTTTAACTTGTGAGTTGCCGCATCCCAGTGTTGTGGATGTAGTTATACACTTGGCTGGTATTGGCGGTGTTCGTGAAAGTCTTGCTGATCCTAAAAAATATTGGGATACAAACGTTGAAGGTACGAAACGAATCCTTAACTATTATCCCGATGCAAGAATTCTTGTTGCAGGATCAAGCTCACAATACGAACCCGAACTGAATCCTTATGCGGCAAGTAAACATGTAATTGAATATATTCCACATAATAATGTTTGCTTTATGCGCTTTCATACTGTATATGGGCCGAGCCCAAGAGCAAATATGTTCTTTGACAAATTGTTAAACAACAAATTAGAATATGTAACGGCGCACAAAAGAGACTTCATACACATTGAAGATCTATGCGACGGCATTGAATTGCTTATCGATAGTCAAGTACAAGGTCCTATTGACATCGGAACTGGAACTACTGTTAGTATCCAAGAAATAAGACCTGATTTGCCTGTTAAGTTAAATACTATCGGTGAAAGACAAGTTACCCAGGCAAATACAAGAGCAATGAGAACATTAGGCCATAGACCTAAATACACAGTAGAAAACTTTTTAAAAGAACGAGGCTTTAAATGAGAATAGGCTTTACATGTAGTACATTTGATCTGCTTCACGCAGGTCATATACAGATGTTACGAGATGCAAGAGAACAATGTGATTATCTAATTTGTGGATTACAAATTGATCCTAGTATTGATCGGCCAGAAAAGAACTCCCCTGTTCAAACAATTGTTGAAAGACATATACAACTTAGTGCAGTTAAGTATGTTGACGAAATTATTCCATATCAAACAGAAACGGATTTAGAAGATATTCTAAATATGCTTCATATTGATGTAAGAATCCTCGGTGAAGAATATAAAGATGGTAAATTTACCGGAAGAGCAATATGCGCTAAACGAGGAATCGAACTTTACTTTAACAAAAGAGAGCATAGATTTAGTTCAAGTGATCTGCGCAAAAGAGTATCGAACAGGGAAAACAACAATGCCTATCATCCCCAGGCATAAAACAGTAAAAAAACACTTGACATTTAAACAAATATGTCGTATAATCTAACAATAGGAGAATCATTATGAAAGACATTTTACAAGATATCGTTGCTAAAACACATGCACTAGGCTTTTTGAGTTTGGTAAAGGTTACAGGCGATGAAACATCAACTACAGTTGAATCAATGGCAGAAGATCGCTCAGTCATTCTTTCAAGCACAACTAAACAAAAAGTTGAAGAGTTTGGCGAAAACGTTTTTGGTATGCCCAATCTAGACAAACTTGCATTGCATTTAAAGAATCCGGAATACCAAAAGAATAGTAAACTTACTATTATTAAACAAGAACGCAATGGTGTAACAGTTCCAACTGGTATTCACTTTGAAAACGAAGCAGGTGACTTCCAGAACGATTTCCGCTTTATGGTAACTGAAATCATTAACGAAAAACTTAAGAGTGTTAAGTTTAAAGGTGCAACATGGAATGTTTCACTAACTCCAAGTGTAGCATCTATTACAAGACTTAAACTACAAAGTGCGGCGCACTCAGAAGAAACTACATTTACAGCAAAGGTTGAAGAAACTGGTGGTGTAAAAGATCTAGTTTTTTACTTTGGTGATACAAATACACACGCAGGTAAATTTGTTTTTGCAACAGGTGTCGAAGGAAATCTTACACATGCATGGACATATCCAATTGCGCAGGTTCAAAGTATTCTTAACTTGGACGGTGATACAACTATGAGTCTAAGTGATCAAGGTGCTATGCAAATTAGTGTCGATACTGGTTTGGCAACATACGATTATATTCTTCCAGCGCAGAGTAAGTAATAATGAATACTGACCTTACAGAAGCACAAAAAGACTATGCTGTTTTCCTTCCAGCACTAAGTGGTTTCTATGCTACTTTTGTAGGTAAACAACGCCGAGAAGAATATGTCGAGCAAAGTCGTATTCCGTATCCAAGTATGGAAAGTATGAACTGGTTAAACAAAAAGGAAGGATTGTTTAACTATCACTGGACACTGTATTCAGCAGGTCATGCTGAATTAGATATTAATAAAGATGCACCTAAAGAATTAATGGTACGTGAACGTGATAGAGAAAACAGTTGGCTACTTGGTGACTCAGGTGGCTTCCAGATTGGTAAGGGTGTGTGGGAAGGTGACTGGAAAGATCCTAATTGTCCTAAAGCACAAAAGAAACGCGAACAAGTTCTTGCGTGGATGGATGCGTATATGGATTATGGAATGATTCTTGATATTCCGGCTTGGGTGGCAAGATCGCCAGCAGGTGTTAAGGCAACAGGCATCTCTACATATCAAGAAGCAGTTAATGCTACACGTATTAACAACGATTACTTTATGAAGCACAGAACAGGTGCTTGTAAGTTCTTAAATGTTTTACAAGGTGAAAATCACGCTGATGCAGAAGATTGGTATCAGCAGATGAAAGACTACTGTGATCCAGTTAAGTATCCTGACACGCACTTTAATGGGTGGTCAATGGGTGGTCAAAATATGTGTGACATTCATTTAGCATTAAAACGTATTGTTGCACTACGTTTTGATGGATTACTTGAAAAAGGTAAACATGACTTTATGCACTTCTTGGGTACAAGTAAGTTAGAGTGGGCGACACTACTAACTGATGTACAAAGAGCAGTTCGTAAGTATCATAATTCTAACTTTACAATTACGTTTGATTGTGCTAGTCCGTTCTTAGCAACTGCTAATGGGCAAATTTATATTCAAACAGAAACTGAAGATAGAACAAAATGGGTTTATCGAATGGTTCCTAGCATTGACGAATTGCGGTATGCTAACGATACTCGTAACTTCCGCGATGCAGTATTACAAGATGGTATCTTTAAAAACTTTACAGATAGTCCTTTAACTAAAAATATTAAAGTTAATGATGTTTGTATCTATGCTCCAGGAGATACTAATAAAGTAGGCGGTCCTAAGATCCTTAAAGGAGACATTGATCGCGATAAACACGGTAATCCGCTTTTAGACGAAAGCGGAAATCCTATTGTTAGACAAAAAGATTCTACTAGTTGGGATAGTTTTAGCTATGCAATTCAAATGGGGCACAACGTTTGGAGTCATATTAATGCAGTACAAGAAGCAAACAGACAGTATGATGCAGGAAAACTTCCTGCAATGCTTGTCCAAGAACAGTTTGACAGGGTTCTATTTAGAGATGTTGTGGACGCAATATTCGCAACAGACAACCGAGACAAAGCAAATGCAATTATCGAAGAGCATTCTAAGTTTTGGATGAGCATCATTGGTACTAGAGGTGCAACAGGTAAAAAGACTGTAAATGCACAAACACATTTTGGCAATTTATTTGAGGAAGTTTAATGTCCAATTACACAAATACAAATGAAAAAATTGAGTCACATCTTGAAGAACTAAAACGGAAACATCGAGAACTTGACACAGAGCTAGAAATCAAGTATAATAATCAAACATTAACTGAAGAAGTACGCAGAATGAAAACAATGAAGTTATGGTTTAAAGATGAAATACACCGACTTGAAGCAGAACTTCGTACACTAAGCGGAGAATGAAAGATATGAAACGAGATTACAAAACAGGTGAAGCAGGCGACATTATCTTTTTTACAGGTGTCGAAGTTGAACGTACTCCTGCATTTGGTTTACAAACACTGTTTGTTACAGGGGTACAACCTTGTGATGTAATACAAAAACACTACGATGATGAGTTCTGTGAGCATATCTTCTTTGGTGCTAATCACAGTTTCAACCCTGGTACAAACTTTCCAGAAGATGCAGATCAATGGACGCCTTGGGAAAATATGATCAAGGCATTCTTAACAGCAGGTAAATTGTGTAGTCTAGATATTCCTATTGCACTTGCTGAAGCATTTCTCGAATCAAGTTTAGTTGAATACGATAACTTTATCCCACAACTTCGCGTTCCATTGCCTTACGCTAAACTGTGGAACTACAACACTATGTTGAAGATTGACGATAAAGACTTTAAGGCATCTAACCCTGGTGTCTGGTGTCATAGTTTACACGATCTAATGGATAGAGAAAAATTCACAGATTGGACGAAATATGGCCTTGACAAAGTTCTTAAATGAAAGTATACTATAAAGACAATGGAAACACAAGAATCTTACGAAGCATACATGAGACGAAGGTCAAAAGAAGAAGATAATAAAATGAATAAAGAAATCACACTAAATAATGCAAATAGAAGTATATGGGTTACCTTCCGCAAAGAAGGTGTTCATATGTATCCAGGAGCAGATAGTGACCCGAAATTGGCAACAGGCGGTTGGGACGATGTGTCGTTTCTTGGTGTTCCTCATCGCCATATCTTTCATTTCCGGGTGCGCATCGAGGTGTTCCACAACGATAGAGACATCGAGTTCATCCAATTCAAGCGATGGATGGAAAGACTTTATAATGGAGAGGGTACAACCGACGGTGAAGTGCTCGTTCTAAATCATCGTTCATGCGAAATGATTGCGGATGAACTGTATGAGAAAATTTCTGCAAAGTATCCCGGCCGCTTTGTAGAGATTGATGTCGCCGAAGATGGCGAAAATGGCTGTTCAATCTTTTATCCAAAAAACTAATGCTATTAAAGGAAAATAAAATGGCAATCGAATTTAATCGTGAAGCGTATAATAAAGTGTTTGACGACTTGGAACGTTTTAAATCGTTCTGTGCAACTGCGTACCTATATGGCCATAATGGTTATGTATGGGACGAAGCAAATCTTTATAATAACAAAAGCCCAGCATGGCAAGCCTATACTAGGTTCCGTAACGGTGGTAAGCGGCGTAACAATGATCGGAATAATAATTACCGTGGCAACAATGATCGGAATAATAATTTCCGTGGCAACAACAACGGCGGACGCTTTCAAGGCAATCGAGGTAACTAAATGACAATTTTCATTGTAGATATTGAAGCAGTAGATACACGCTACACTAAACAGTGGAAAGAGTATCTTCCTAAACAACTGCGTCATGCTACAAATGAGAATGTCGTAGTTATTAGTGGCGGAGATACGCCTCAGGCAACAACACCTGGGGCGTTTCTCAACTTCGGCGGAACTAATGTTTATAAAAGTAAACAACTTGAACAAATAGGAGAGATGTTCTGTGCAGGAACTGTTAAGAACGGCGATTATTTTCTCTATACCGATGCCTGGAATCCTACAGTTATTCAACTACGCTATATGGCAGAACTATTGGGTGTTGATATTCGCGTTGGTGGTCTCTGGCATGCAGGCAGTTACGATCCCCAGGATTTTTTAGGAAGACTAATTGGTAACAAACCTTGGGTACGTAATGCAGAACGTTCAATGTATGAATGTTATGATCACAACTTTTTTGCTACTCAGTTTCATATTGATCTATTCCAACACACATTTAAACCTAACGGTTCTGCAGAACGTGATTGGGTAGATCCTAATAAAACAGTACGTGCTGGTTGGCCTATGGAGTATCTACGTAACAGTTTAGACAGTTATAAAGGTATGCCTAAAGAAAACATTATTTTATTTCCGCATCGTATTGCTCCTGAAAAGCAGGTTGATATCTTTAGAGATCTTAAAGAACAACTACCTGCATATGAATTTATTGTTTGTCAAGAACAAGAACTTACAAAGAACGAGTATCACAACTTGTTAGGTCGTGCTAAACTAGTGTTTAGTGCTAACCTACAAGAAACACTTGGTATTAGTTGGTATGAAGGATTGCTAGTAGATGCTATTCCAATGGTACCGGATAGACTAAGCTATAGTGAAATGGCAATAAATGAATTTAAGTATCCTAGTATTTGGACTAAAAATTACACACAATACGAAAAATACAAAGAGTCACTTAAAGAAAAAATTGTTGCCTATATGGAAAATTATAAGGATTATTATATTCCGTTAGACAAACAACGTAAAAAACTTAATACTCAGTTCTTTAGTGGTGATGCATTATACAAGGAAATAAAAAATGGAAGATGAAACTAATGATTATACAATATCTATTGGTGATCTTACATTCTCTAATGTTGATAATTCGATAACAGACTTTTCTTTAAACAGTAACACTACTGACACTATTGATATCGGTTGGATTTATAACAATACGAATCTTGATATTAACGAAGTTGAACGCATGTGCAAAGAATATCCAGCATTAGAAAAAACATGGCGAAACTTTAAAAGCGTATACGACATGGTTAAACAAGATTACAAAGGCAAAGTAAAAGCAGGAGATATAGAAGATGAATATCCTTTCTAAGATTATGGACAAACTTGGAAGACGTCGAGTAATTACAGACAGAGACGGAAAGGTTCCATACCTTATCCGTTATTATGTGTTTTTAAAAGAACGCAAGAACTTTCCTTTTAA